TAGAAGGAGACCCTCTTGTTTGAGGAGACATCTTAGAAGGAGACCCTCTTGTTTGAGGAGACATCTTAGAAGGAGACCCTCTTGTTTGAGGAGACATCTTAGAAGGAGACCCTCTTGTTTGAGGAGACATCTTAGAAGGAGACCCTCTTGTTTGAGGAGATCTCACAGAAGAGTCAGCAAAGAGAACCATCCCATTTACTTCTGGAGACCCTCTTGTTTGAGGAGATCTCACAGAAGAGTCAGCAAAGAGAACCATCCCATTTACTTCTGGAGACCCTCTTGTTTGAGGAGATCTCACAGAAGAGTCAGCAAAGAGAACCATCCCATCAGGAGATTCAAGAGAATTCTCATCAAGAGACGCAAAATTCAATAGTCCCGAAATAGACCTATTATCAGGAGACCCATTTTCAAGAGAATCATCTCTCACGTGTCGTAGCCGTCTCTTATGTGGAGACGTTGGAGGAGATGTTGGAGGAGATCTTGGAGACCTTCTTAATCCTCTCCGAGTACTATCTTTCAAGAGAGGAGACCTCAAATTTAATGTTTGTTGTTGTAGTGAACCAAAATGAATCATTTCTACAAATACTTACAAGCATAAACACATAAATTTTAAGCTTTTACCCCATCAATTTTTACGAAATCAGGATATTGTGGGTTGCGTATATTTTGAAGCATTTCAGCAAAAAATCGCGGTTGAGTAGTAGGTCCATCGTGTTATCAAAGTTGAATTTCCCCAAATTGATGAAGTCGCATTTTATATCTAAATCTGCGCTAATTTCTTTTTGTTGGTAGTGTAATATCATCGTCATACAAATCATGATGAAGTGTTTGGATAATTCCCCGTATTTATCGAAAGTGTCGATCACGTAGTTTGCGATTCCCATCCGGTATTCCGATGCGTTAACTATATTCGGCTTCCCCATCTCACGGTCAACCCGCATATCCGTCAAGTCATCAATCAGCTTTATTGCGCAACAGGTCGCGTCGTATATTTTCATGAATTCATCATCCTGCCTTTTTCCTTCAATTACGTCGATTTTCCATTGGTCGATATCGAGGGCATAGATGTATATATTCATGGCATCCTTCGATTTGGTAAAATTGCGCTCAACTGCGCCCACTCCCCCACCCCCCTCCCCATAGAACCGCGCGAACATCCTGCGAAGTCTCCGTATTATCTTTTTATACACACTCCGGTCGCAACTTTTCTTAATACCGGCGATACATTTACCGACAACGTTCTTTTTACCGAATCCTGCAACGGTTTCCCCCGCAAAGAAGCGCACACATTCATCCCACCAGCCCCCGTCCCCGCCTCTCCCAGTCCCCCATCCGCTTTCGACAATGACCCACAGTCGCGTTAAGTAGTCATATAATTCGAAGTTTTTTATTTTTCCGATGTTCATTCCCATTAATATAACGAAGCAATTCACGAAATAGTCCCGCAACAGTTTATCCTCAATCTCCATTTTATTCTCGACAACAAACTCATCAAATTCAATACATTTCCGTGAAAAGTAGTGTAGGACGTATTTGACATATACCTCTTCGGATTTGAGCCCACTTCCGACAACGACTGCCTCATTGATGATATACGGTAATACAAACGCAACCTTATTAAACACCGGCATATTGATAATTTGGACGAGTTTCTTTGCGAAAGGAATGATGATTGAGCTCGTATTGTATAAAAATTTCTTTTGGTATGGCGACCAGTCGATAAAGTATTTACCTAATTTAGAATTTATATCGCTATCACCAAAACCACGGCAACAACCGTTGTTTTTGCGACAATACTCTTCAAATTCTTTATAATTAGATGAACTCGAATTCATTTCATCTAATTCTCTAAATTTTAAAAAAATTATTTATAAACGCTCTTAATAGTCTTAGCTCCACTTTCAAGAAGATGTAAGGGAATATTTATAATGGGGATACTCATAAGTTGGCCACTGTATTTACAATAGGCGGTTACGAGGAGGAATAGGCCTACTAAACAATCGAAAGAAAGGCGGACGGATTTCTCTCTGTCATCTTGGGTATAGATGATAGTGTGTCTCATGGAAGTTGCGACGATGTAAGCAACAACGAGATATGCGAGGAAGGTCATAACCATACTGAAATCTTTGGTCATGCAATTACATGAGAGGTAGTGGATTGAAACGAGGGCAACAACCACAAAAAGTGCGTAGGGCCAGAAGTTCTGATACATAATTAAATGAATAAAAAAAAATTGTTAAGTTCTAAATATTTATAATTTTTCACTCTCGACGGAGGAAATAAAAGTAATCAAACATGGGTTAGCCCATTCTTGTAAAACTTCGAAGTTGAGCGAGCTCACTTTCGAACATTTTAGTAAGCTTTGAAAGTTCCTGTTGAATGGAATCAATCATCACCGAATTTTCTGCAACACAAGCATCAACTTCTCTAATCGCCTGCATTAATGTACGAAAAGATTCGACAGGTATGCATTTGAGGTTCGAATCATTCTGAAGTTTGGAATCAACTGGATCTTTCAATTGTCCTTGTTGTAGAAAACCGTTTTTCACCAGAACGTCACGCATATTCGTATAGAACATTGGAAGATCCACAGACAAGGAAAATGCAGTCTTCTTTATTGGGTTTTGCAAACCCAAAGACACAATTTCAGTTGTGATATTCAACTTCGAAAGGGTATCAGAAAGGTTGAAAGGTTTCATTCCATTCATCGCAATGACTGTTCTAAGATCCAAAACTTCTTGCAAACCAGCACGACGTCTCATTGCGGCACAGTGTTTAATTTGCATTTGAGATAGCATTGGTTCAATCTCATCGAACAAACATTGCTGTTGTTTCAGAGCACTCGTAAAATCTGCTACACTCTTGACGACACGTCCTGAGTATTCTGACCCATGTGAAGACATGAATACATGAATCGAAGTAATAGCCGCCGAAAATGGAATTGTTTTATCAAGAAGACTGTCAAGTAGTGTTGATAAATAACTTGAAACCTCAACAGCTCCATTATCGACAGGAGCATCATAAACAACAGATCCAATCTTCGACTGAGCTTTCTCTTGTGTTTCAAGCACTGACCCTCTCTTGGTTTCAAAAAGTGAGATAAGTTCGAGAAGACGGTGAGACGTTTTTACAAGAAGTGTCGCGATGAGGTTCATGCATTCGCGTTCGAATTTATCCATCCTCTCGTAATCAGGAGTTGTCATTGATACAATCACGCTCGCAGACTTGATAGCTTTCAAAATGGAATTTAGTTCGCGAATAACACCTTCAAGTTGTCCCAACGTGTCAACTCCTTGAAGTTCAGAGACTTTTGTTGCGCAAAGAATCGGTATCAAATGTGCGAACGGCTCGAAAAAACTTTCCATATCAGCAGATGAAGTTCCAAAAAACTGTTGAAGAATCTTCTCAGATGACTGAGTTTTCTTGATTGGAAAACCATCACAACCTTCCAGTGCACATCCAATGACGGGAGCCATGTCTCTGGGTAGATACGATTTGACCGATAAGTGCATGTCTTGATGAAATCCTCGAAACAGACACGCAGCTAAAGCATTCTCAATTCTTGACAGAAAACTTTCTGTAAATAGTTCAGAATATTTTGGAAAAACAGCACGCAATTTTCCCATGATCGGCTCACAAACACGATTGACTCCATGATGATCAATAGCACGACCAAAGACTAAAAAATCACTATGATCGTCCTCTTCCTCGTCCTCTTCCTCGTCCTCTTCCTCGTCCTCTTCTTCGTCCTCGTCCTCTTCTTCGTCCTCTTCTTCGTCCTCGTCAAAGTAAACCGTAATCAGACGACCATCTTCCAACAGTTGGCGAAATGTTCCGCAGTTGGGTCTATTCAACCGACCAAACAGTTGAGCAAAGTCGCGTTTAGACATTCGACACATGAGGAGAATTTTGCTCACATGACCAAGGTTCATTGACTGCAATGGGTAGTCGGTCGAGATGTATGAGAGACCTTTTCTTGCAAAAACGGATGCCACAAAGCAGTTGTAATCTGATGGGAACAATTCGGAAACAAGCGCAACTCCACGCTTGAACTTCTGAATAAATATATCTTTTACGCGCGGTGTAAGGGGAAGTTGCTGGACAATGACCTTAAAGCGAACAATGTCAAGCTCGGTAGGAGATAACATTCGGAGGTCTTCTGCTATGGAAATACCTTTAATAAAGTCTTCCAAAGTCGCTGGACGTCTAGGAATATCATAGGATGAAGAACCAGATAACATAGCTTGATCTGCTTCCACATGTGCCATTGTTAAACCTCTGTTAAAAAGGTCATTTCTTGGAGCAACGTATGCTCGTTCCTGCTTCTTCTGACTCTTCTTCTTTTCCTTCTTATCATTCTTTTGAGAAGCTTCTCCTCCACAAGTAGCACCTGTGTGTTTTGACTCAGAATCATCATCCTCGGTAGATGTTGCGTTAGATAACGATGATTGTCTATCACAATCTCTGAACAGGGGTTGATGAACATACCCTTTTTCTTCAACTGAGAACAGGCCACCTGCGAGACATGAAAGACGGGATTCTATACTCGTCAATTTATCATGCATTATGATGATTTGGTCATATAATTTAGTTGCGGAGTGTTCAATCATCAACTTCTTTTCGGTGTAGTGTCGTCTGATTTTGCCCCAAGCATCATCGAAATCAACCGCAACAAGCTTGAGAAAATCCAAGAAGTTCTTCATTGTGCGGTCTTTTCCAACATCCAAAACCACATTGTCTTTGATAGAAATTCCAATCTTTCGTAAAGTTGGTTTAATCTCAGCAAAGCTTGTGGTGTCAAAGATTTTCAACAAAACTTTGAAGAATCCTTCCTCTTCTTCGGTTTTTGCTCCGAACAAAATTGCACGAACATCGATCGGCTGTTGGATATCGCACACCTCGATTTGACGTCCAACAAAATCAGCCGGTTCGAAGTCTTGGACATCCGCACCCGACACAAAAATCGAACACTTGTGTCCGTTCCGGCGTTCGTTCAAATGAACTTGCCTCGCAACTTCATGCGAGAATGGGACGTCGTCAAGTAAAACAAAGTCATGTTTGGAACCAAAGAGATATGCGACATTAAACTCGGTCGGAGAAAGAACATATACATCCATGTGATCCTTCAAAGTTTTCTCCCCCAATGCGGGTGGCTCATTGAAAATGCGGAGCTTGTCAAGACGAGTAATCAAATTGCGGATGTAGACCTTGAATGGATCCTTTTCGGCCAAGTCCTTGAACTGTTCCGATGCGCAAACATCATTGAACTCAGAAACTATTCCCAAAAGGAAATTGATGACCTCATTCGCCGATGGAGTCATGAAGACAGCACTATTACCGAGCAACATCATCAAAAGCAGGAAGAGACAAAGTGAAGCAGTTTTTCCACTTCCGACAAATGTCTTAAGAAGCAAGATACAGTTCTTGATGTCCTTCATATACAACGTTTGCAAGAACTTAATAATTTTGTCCCTTTCATTTGACAGGCCTGCTCGGTGGCACATTTTCTTCCAATTTTGGGCGTACATCTTGATATACTTGTCCACGCCAGACATGTCATAATTGCCAGATCCCAATTTTGTCTCATTCAAACCGAGAAATTTTGCGATTATCTGGAAGAACAACACATCATCCGCATTCTTCTCTACAGATGTATTCAGAATATTCATAAAAGCCGAATGGAAAGGACGATGAATCAATGCTAAAGCAATGTTCATGATTTCAGGAATCACCAGCATTTTATTTGGTGGAAAACACGCTGAAAGCAGAGAAACGCAACGACACATGTCATTGAATAATGCAATAACGTTTGACTGCGTCATCTGCCCTTTCCATTCAAAGCTTCCATACTTTCTTAGAAAGTCGGACAAAAAAGAATCGATGTCGTTGACAGTAATGCTCAGAACTTCTTGCTTCTTTTCCTCTTTGATGAGGGTCTTGAAGAATTCAGTTGAAACCTTGACCAACGTTTCTGATGTGAAAAGCATCTCAACAATATTTTCACAATCAGCTAAATTGGGAAATAGTTGTTGAAATGGGTCAAAATCTTTGGATTCATCGGACTTCCGATGAGTATCCTTCGTCAGAACTGCGACAATAAAGGTGAATATTGCCTTATCCGACGAATCTGACCGAAAATCCTTGATGAAGTCGAACCACTTTAATTGTTCGGACTTTGCGACACCTCCACCGGCCATTGCGCCAGACTTGCCAGACTTGCCAAACTTGCCAGACTTGCCAGACTTTGAGACATCAGTTTCGTCAGCAGTCTTGAGGAATGAACAGGAAGTCGGTTTCTTTTCCAGTTTTTTCACGTTCTTGAAAATATCGTGAAAATTTCGGACGGCTATCATGAGACTCTCATAATCATCAATATTGTGTATTTCGCAATTGAGAGAAGTACGTTGGGCCACAATAGCCGATAATTTTTCATCGTCGAAATCAGAAAATCTCTCATCATCGCACATGAACTCTCTAAGGCGCTCTCTCCTTTTAAGCAAATTTCGCAAGGATTCTACCTGTAATAGAAAGTGATTGTTATCGAAGTGTTCATAATCAAGCTTCTTGCGATGCATGTAGTCTTGCAACATAGTTGCGCTTTGCTTTTTCGTGGCAGATGATCCGCTAAGCTGAGACAGTAGCGGCATTAAAGAACACTGTTTAGACCCAGTGGATTTTCCCGAAAAATCGATACTTTTCAAAGTCGGATGTCCTGTAATCTGACATGTTGGATTAAGCACCGAATATTTGAGGCGCCTACGTACAATCGGGACTGGTAATGGCGCGGGTTGAGTTATCGGAAGCAAGTTCCAGAGAATTTTTCCGGAACCATCTTTTGCGGCACCACCTTTTGCAGGTGGACCATCTTTTGCGGCACCACCTTTTGCAGGTGGACCATCGTTTGGTTGTTGTTGTTTGTCAGAATTTTCTGCCATTTGTTAATTGTATGCAACAAGCAATAATAGGGGAATTTTTCGCGTTTTTACCATCAATTTTTCAGAATAATCCAATCAAGTTATTACTATCAACTTCTATCATGTATGATGGGTAATCACGTTGTTCATAGCACGTAGAAAAACACATTGGGTCATCTTTACATTTTCCTAAACTATGGACGCATTCCAATTTTTCCCCAGTCGCCGGATTAACCCCACAATAAAACCCATTTTTATTCATATCATAGCACATTTCTGACGTCATATCTTTCCAGCATTTCGTGTTATAATTCCCTTTTTTAAATTCATCGAAAGTCATGTTTGGACCACAATATCCGAGTTCACTGTCCATATTTTTATAATCTGGGATTGGGACAGTAAACATTTCCCCTCTACCCCTTTCCAAAAAAGCGAATATTGCCGTGATAAGAATTATTATTATAATATATGAGATACGCATTATATTATAGTATAGCAACAATAAAATTTCATTAAAAATTTCCTCCGCTCTCGGGGGAGCCCCCTCCCGCTGAGAACCGCTTCAGTTCCCAGCTCCACCGCACCGGTCGTTCTTCATAGTTTGAAACTGACATTCATACGATTCCCAATTATCCGCATTCACTCCGCAAACACTCCCGCTCTTTCTTATCTGACAGCAGTCTGATTCTGTCATGCGCATTGTATCCGCTCCGATACATTGAACGCTAACATTATCATCGCGACTAAATTGGGAGAAGTCCGGCCCACAGAAGCCCCGTTTTCCAGCGCCTGCGCCCGCGCCATTCCGATTCTTTTTAAAACTGAGCAGTTCGTAATCATTTCTGAATGGGAGAATAAATATAACGATAAGAAAAAGAGTAAATATAATAAAAATATATAAGTTATCTTCCATTATATAGTAGTAATAGAATAAAAAATAATTGATAAAAAATATGGATGATTTTTAATGGACTAAAAATGACAACAACCTCCCCAGTAAATTTTAATATTATTACATTCAATGTTGGAACACCGTTCAGTTTTACTCCATCGGAATATCCTGACTGCGATCCAGCCATTCTTGACCGCCTAAGAAGAAAGAACGCGATTCTTTCTTTATTTACAAATTGGCTCAGAACATCTCCTATAATTGTATTACAGGAGGTCCCCTATAATTGGAAGCAAGATTTCGACCGCTATTTTACAAAACGTGGTTATACTTTTTATTGTATGAACTATGGTCAGAAAACAAATGGGATATTAGGCGTCGGAATTGCGGTCCCCGCTTCTTTCGGAATCAACCCCGAAGAAGTCGAATTTATACGCGTTGCTGATTATATCAAGTGCGATTGTGATTCATCTAACGACTACTCTTCTGATAATGAAGTTGATACCAATATTGAGAATGCAAAGAAACGGGCGAATCTTGTTGTAAGGATGAAGATACATCTAAACAATGGAAAAGCCTTCTACTTGTATAATTACCACATGCCGTGTGCTTTCAAAACGCCTCTCGTTCAGATTCTTCATATTCACGCATTGAAGCGAATTCTTGCATCATTTCCGAATATCCCGTATATTTTGGCGGGGGATATGAATATTCTTCCAACGTCGAAGGAGTATGAGTTTTTAACTGATACCGAATCCCCTTCATCCATAACTCTAACAAGTTCATATCTCATCACGAACAAAGAAGAACCTGAATTTACGTGTTTTAATTATACGAAATTCGGAGGGGAATTTTGCGGTTGTCTGGATTATATTTTCGTATCAGAAGAGTTCAAGGTCTTGAAGAGTCATTTGTTATTGACAACCGAGACAGAACTTCCTAATGCGGATTGTCCGAGCGACCATTTACCCCTACGTTCTGTTTTATCACTTTAAGTTAAAACATATTTATAATATCATATTCACGCATACAAACTACTTCCCCTTTTACTTTCCCCCCCACCAAGTCGGTCCTCTTTATATAAATTGTGTAATTCCTTAAATTTCAATATCATTTTTCGACTGAACAAATCTTTTATTTCGGCTTTGCGGTTTTCAAAAATGAACTTTTGAACCAGTGCGCAACTGGGCGCGAGATATTTAATACCATTATAGAATTCTTCAACAATCGCACCATATTCTTGACTTATATCGATATTCTTATATTTACAGAAGAACTGGATGATTTGATTGAATGAGTCGATACTTGCGATGTCGAACTCGACGCACATATCAATTCTCCCTGCTCTTTTAAAGGCGTCGCTGAGACGGTCGTAATGGTTCGTGGTCATAATGGTCATAAGCCGGTTTTTTTTGGCGAGTCCGTCCATAATATTGAGGACTGTGCTTATTGAAACTTGCTTCTTTTCTTTTTCATCAAATAGACCGTCTATATCTTCGATGACGAGGAGACCATTAATTGGTAGGCTGGATATTAATTTTTTGAATATTTCGTCGGTTATATTGACAGAGAATGACATGAGGTATATGTCGAGATTGTATTGGCTGGCGATGGCGCTAATCAAACTGGTTTTTCCATTTCCGGGCGGTCCAAAGAATAGGTAGTTTCTTTTGTATGGATGTCCGAATATTTGATAGTCTTCTTCGCTGGAAAGGAAATCATCGATATCTTTAATGATTTCGTCTTTATTTTTGATAAAGACGGTATCAATACTTCTTTTTTTATTCTTTGATATTAAATCCCAGTGGCCTTTTGGTGATGGTATAAATACTTTGAAAAATTCATATACATCGTTATTTTTATTAAAATAGGCTGACATATTTGCTACAAATATTTGTATATCTGTCTTTTTTCCGGTTAGATATGCTTTTTTGTAGGGGGTTAGAATATTTGCGCGGTGTATTTCGGGTGAATACTCATATAGGAGCTCGATAGATGATGATGATTCCGCATTTTCAATCGGAATGATGTGGCGCCCTTCGGTTATTTGAAAGGCTACCTGACCGGCCTCTAATTTCTGTAATTTCCGGTTATTTTTACCACATTTATCGTCATCATCGGCTAAATATGGACTAAAATAATCGTATGATAATAATTTGGATTCTTTATTTTCTTTTTTGAATAGATAGTCGGATAGTTCAAAACAGGTTATGGTTGGGTCGTTATCCGTATTTTTAATTTGTTTCGTTTTATATAAAATATAGGTTGCGTATTCAATAAGCGAATCTTGAAATTCGCCGTGTGGTATATATACTTTTATATGGGGTTCCATTGTATAATAATTTATAATTATATGAGTATAATTCTTTAAGTTGTTTTCATTGTTTTAACTATTTTCATTGTTTTCATAGATTGTGTTTAATGATTGTCTAACTTTAACTTTAACTTTTCTTGACTTATTTTGAACATTTTGTCTATAAGCAAAATAAGATAAATTTTTATCACTTGGATCTAATAATTTTTTAAAAAAAGGTAGTATATTAGGCCAATGTGGTAAATCTTCATTATGGTTAGTAATAAAAACAATAATTTTATTAACTAATTCTTTTAATTCTTTTATTTCAAACTTAACATTCGGAGAATTAATTAAATTCGCAAGAATTGTATCAAATTCTAATATATTGAAATTATCTAAATCATATATGACTGGTTCACCATAATATTCAATCTTCTTACTATTTTCAAAATATCTTACTTCAATCGTTTGACTACGTTCATTGTAATAGAATACAACTTTATTTCGATAATGAATCAATGTAATACAACCATTTTCAGATGAATTTGAATTTTTTCCACAATTACCCAATCCTATAACAATATGTTTAATTCTTCCTCCCCGCATCCCGCCCTTCTTCGCACTGCTCTTAGGCTTCAAACGCACAACAGGCGTGCGTTCAACTAAGCGTCCTTTGAGTTGAATCGGCTTCGCAAGTTTCTCGATGTGTCCTAAATAGGGCCCGTAGGTCTTCTTCTTGGACCCTTGTGTAATTTCACGAAGGCAAAATTCAACCTTTTTACCTTTTTCTTTCCCGCAGAGTTTGCTAACAGCTTTTCTGGCCGCGGAAGATGGACTTGAAGAACAATAAAGCCCGTGTTCTTTGGTTCCAATAACAACAGTGAAATGGCGTTTAGAAGTGGAAGAAGACTTCTTCACAGGCTTACCGGCAATTTGTGGCATCTTATAATATTACAAATTTTTTAATTCCAAATTCAATTTTGTTTTTTCCATCTAATTTTTTTCTTTTTCATTTTCATGGATAAATCGAACCAACTCATTATTTCTAAAAACCCGAAAGCGGTTCTTTCGCAGGAATTAGTTTCTAAAATAAATGTATCAACCGCAGATATATATCACGCTGGTCATAAGGCGAAAAAGTATAAAACGAAGTTAGTGGAATCATCAAATAAGATGGAGACTTTTATATTGAGCAATACAGAGAAGGAGCGTCAGGCGGTTGTGGAGGCAATGAACGCGCTCAAATCGAAAGTGGATTGCTTGAAGACGGAGAAGCAGTATAAGACGTTGGAGGAAGAAATGAAATATTTAGAAAATAAATTGAATATTACTATGGAGAATGTTTATAAGCAATATTCAAGGGCAATAAAGAAGATTTGCGACGCTTATCCGGATAAGAAGGAGCGGTCTATAAAGATGGAGGAGTTCCATGAAGTTTTGGGGGATGCTTTTTTGACGCGAGACGAGCGTAAAATAATGGCGTTAATAAAAGATAAAATACGGGAAATACCACATAATATGGTCGAGATTCCTATGATTATGAATTGATGTTAATCTTTCTAAATTTTTGTTTAACAATATTTTTTAAATATTCTTGTCTATTTGTAGAAATATTCGGATATTTATTAGATACTGATGTCGGACTTTGTCCGGCAGGATACATTTGTAATTGATTATAATCAGACATAAAATCTTTTTCGCGTTCTGAATATACATTATTCATATTAATTATTGGCGGTAGAGGTTGACTTAAATTATTCATTTCATTTCCTTCATTATTATTTCCCCCCCCGCATTCCACCCTTCTTCGCACTGCTCTTCGGCTTCAAAAGCGCAACTGGCTTGCGTTCTATTACGCGCCCTTTGAGTTCAATAGGCTTCGCGAGTTTCTCAACGTGTCCTAAATAGGGCCCGTAAGTCTTCTTCTTGGACCCTTGTGTAATTTCGCGAAGGCAAAATTCAACCTTCTTACCTTTTTCTTTCCCGCAGAGTTTGCTAACAGCTTTTCTGGCCGCGGAAGATGGGCTCGAAGAACAATAAAGCCCATGTTCTTTGGACCCGATAACAACTGTGAAATGGCGTTTAGAAGTGGAAGAAGACTTCGTCTTGGAAGACTTCTTAGCATTCTTACCTCCGATCTGTGGCATTATATAATATTATCAGATATTTTATTTTCTATAAAACAGAACATTTATTACAGAAGCTTTTATCATCCCCATCCCCTTCCAGTTTTATATAATCAGTCGTGTTATTAAAACTGACCGCCCTTTTATGAACGAGAAGTTTCGCCATTTCAGATAAAACACACCCAATATTTTTCATGTATTTGCTATCTATTTTAATAAATTTATCAATAAAATATTTATCGCATTTTAGGCGGACTTCATCTTCTCCAATATATTCTATATTTGAATCACACATTGATTGAATTAGTATAATTTTACATTTTTGGTTTATTTTCCGAATTTCTTCAACCCAGTAGTCGATGTTATAGAATGATTTTTTATCCGAGAAAAAAAGAAGGATACCGGATGCGTCTTTGAAGTATGAACGCACTATTCCAATGAACATAATATTACCGGAAGTATCCCATACTTGAAATTTGATATCATCAATCATATATGTTAGCAAATCAATGGCGATCGTTTTTTCTTTCGACTCATAATAGAAGTTTTTTATAAGACTCTCGATGAATGTTGTTTTACCGGTTCCGGAGTCTCCAACGAGACAAACTTTAAATAAATAATTCATATGTTTTATTTTACAAAATAAATCCGACCCAATTTTGTAAAATTCATAAAGATATATTATATATAAGAATATCTAAATGATTAATTTTGCGCTTATACAGTTATCTCCAAAGCACACTGAAATTATGGGAACATTTATAGAAATAATAAAATATAATCATTGGAATGTAGTAATATATTATGATATAAACGCAGATAATTATACATTTTTATATTATTACCAGCAACTGTTTGGAACATTAGACATACGTCATCCGTCATTATTAATGAATGATTATAAGAATTATAATTATTATGTATTTAGTTCAAGTGGGGATGATAAGAGGATAGAACCTATATTTAAAACCCCAGAATTTTCAAATAAGACAATATTCGTGATGCATCAAGCTCATCATTTACAGCCGTATATGAAGAAAATGCTTAAAGTATCAAAAGTTATTAATTTACCATTGTCAATAAATACGCAGAACATTTTACCAGTTTATAAATCATATTATCGTTATCATAATAAAAAGGTCAAAAATCGTATTACATTTGCCGTTATTGGAGCAATCAGATTTGATAATTCCATCTCAAAAGACAAGGACATTCGGTTAATTGTTGATATATTGGAAAAATATCCAGACCAAAACTATAAAATATATTTTTTTATGAGAAATCAGGATTGGAAAGTTATTACGACGAAGTATCGTATATTATTGTCGAATGAGCATGTCCGTAATTACCCCGGATTGAATACTATTGATTTAATAAATAAATTGCGCGAAATCAAATATATTTTACCGTTAGCAAAGAAATCAGGTCTTTTTTATTGGCAACGCCTCACTGGTTCAATACCTCTCTCAATTAATTTGAATATTCCGCTGGTTATAGATTCTGAATTAGCGAAGATTTATTCAATACATGATTGTTCATTTATTTATAATACGTCAATTACCGAAATATTTGAGCAGTTAATGAATATTAATAATGAAGAATATATTAATAAAATGATATCAATAATGAAATATAAAAAGCGAATATATAAAAGGAATAAGCATAATTTATTACAATTGTGTTTAAGCAATTAAAAAAAAGTGTATTATAGAATAATATAATCCTCATATAATGTTAAATAATGTTGGAAAAGTTGGGGTCAATTGTTTAAAGTGGAGGAATTATCATGCTACTAAAATACAAAATTTATATCGTCATTTTTTAAAATGTGATAGAGATGGCGAAGATAAAAGTAAAATCAGTATATTCCGCCCTAATAAAAAGAGGGCGAAGAATATATATATTCAATCCCCAATAGACCCTATATATCGTTGTTCATATGATGAGAAGTATCGTATTCGAATTGTGGAGTGGGAAAATAAGAAAGCGCACATCTGGCATTTTAATATATTGACATTAGTCAGTTGGATAAATCATTCGAAGAGCTGGATAAATCCGATGACAAATTGTTTATTTAAGAACCGGACGATATTGTTTATTGTTTCGTCGTTGAAGAAGATAAAAACGAATCGGAAGATAAAGATAAATGTTCGATTGAATCGGATGGAAGAGGGATATCGCCTGTTAAAATTCACGAATGATATAAATACATTATTTGCGACGATTGAGGATAACAATGAGGATGATAATTATGAGTTTTTGAAAATAAATAGTGATAGTGGGGATTTTTCATTTTATTTGGATGAGTATATTGATATTATGGTAGTTATAAATAATGAACATAAGATATGTCCATTAAATGCTTTACATTATGCGATTATAAAGGGGAATAAGAACATTGTTCATAATTTGATATATTATGGGAGTAATATAGAGAAGACTTGTGGGGGTAATGGTTTTACTCCACTTCATCTTACTGCTTTAATGAATAATTGGGAGATTGCGTCATTATTAATAATGTATGGGGCGGATACAATGAAAAAGTGTAATTATGGCGCATTATCTTCGCCATCAACAATCTACGACATATGTAATATTCTGGGCCATCAGAAATACATTGATAATTTGAATAGTATAATAAAAATATCAGGATAGAATATAATATGAAGCGCGAACAGATAATGGATTTTTTGAATGAGGATGACCAGAAGTCATTGGAAGATTATGAGTATATTACTACCCAACAACAATTACATGTGGGGGATTATATAAAATATTTGACGAAGTCAAATTATAAGTTTCATAATTGGGGGATATTGATATCAGTTGATGAATTTCCGGTATTACGTGTTATGAATCGGGGTGTATTTTATAGAATCGATTTTGACAGAATATATTTATTTACGAAGCGGGTTGCGAGAACGAGGCGGGATTTTTATGAGGATTTATTGAAGAAGTTGGACGGAATGAAATCAAATGCGCGACCGGTTTCTTTTTCTCCTTCATAAAATAATTTTTTATTTACAAACTAAATAAAAAACTAATATTATTATATACAATGATTATTAAGACATATTTGATTAATGACAACGGGGGTATAAAAATAAAGGAGCATGTTATTCGTAATATTCCGAAGCCTAAAAAAACATTAACTGAAAAGAGGAATATAAAAAATGCGAAGAAAATTGAAGAAGCCTCACCCCTGCCCGCGCCCGCGCCCCTCCTCCCGCAACCAATCGCATTTAAAACAAAGGTCCCCAAGAATTTGAGTGAGACGGAGTATAATTCGTTAAATAAGCAAAATAAGTCTTTAATTCGCGAGAAGTTTTTCGCGAGGATATGCGAGATTGTGGGTATTCCTGATTATAAAAATGTAATCGGGAGTGTAATTCCATTTGATAAATTGAATGACCCCATAGTTATAAGGGAATTGTTCAAGATGCAGTTTGATTTGCGCGTAGTTTTTCCGAGTGATACGCTAACTGCGCTACATACGTGCGCAGTTAAAAAGCAGACATTTCCGGGGGTGAATATTGTCCGTCAGATATTCAAGTTTATGGGCTATCGATTGAAGCCGGTTAATTATTATGAGGGGTATGTTGGTTCGAAGAAGTTGTTGAGGCGCGAGTATCATGTAATGGCGAAATAGTTCGTTTTATTTAGATTCTTCTCCGGCGTTTTCTTCTTCCACATCATCTCCGGCGTTTTCTTCTTCCACATCATCTCTGGCGTTTTCTCCACTGTTTTCTTCTTCTTCTTTTGTTTTATTAGAAGTAGGTTCCGTTTCCTTTTCCCCTGCGACTACCTCTTCTTTCGCAACAGATTCAACTTTTTCTTTTTCTTCGTTCTTCTTTTCCATAGGACATCCAAATTTCCACATTACGAGTCCGAAAGCAGAAATATCCACTACCGCCAACATTATAAGGTTCCGGTTAAAATTGGGGACTTCTACTTTCGTAAATTTAACAGCTAAAAACACAAGAGCAAAAATGAGGACTGCTACGATAACAGCCAGTATTTTACGAAACATAATTGAACCGATATTGAAAGAATTGAGACCTTTAAATAATAGATGAGTTATCATTTAAAGTATTGAAATAATAAAAACTTTCATTTTATACTTATTCCTTTAATAATTGAGCGCCGTAAATTGACTTTTTGTTCAGTTTCGCGGTTATCAAAAAGGAAAGATGTGATTTCTTCACTTTTTTGCGTATTTTTGAAAAATATGGCTAATTTATCAATAAGATATTGACGATTAATTGGTTTCTTAACCTCAGATACAACATATTTCAGTTTTCCGGTAGATGTATTACAATCCTCTATATTATTTTTCGACATAAATTCCATTATTGGTTCATTCAACTTTTTCTTTTCTTCGTTCAGTTTTTTCTCAGCTTCTTTCAGTTGTTTTATTTTATCATCAATACTCAACCATTCATGGACCAACACTTTAAATCCTTCAATATCATCACTCGAAATTTGTTGTTCCATTTTTATAATAATACATTTTATTTTCATAATAAAATCTCACATTACTCCCAAATATCTTGATTCCTATTCTAAATACTTGAACAGACTTCGATGTCCAATAGATTTGTGGTTCGTTTCAACATCAGCAATTTTCTCTTTAATCATTTCCCCGTCATCTTGACTGTAATATATATTTCTCACTCCGTATAACCGAAGATAATACAAGCAACTACTACAAGGTTTACTATTAACGAGACAGCCGAATCTATTCACGCGTATAACCACTATTTCTAATTTTCGTCTGAGACATTTGGGAGTTCCTTTGCTATTTTTTTCGATTTGACGTTGGTTTGTGTAAAAGATACGATTGATTTTGCTTACCAATCAAGGTATGTGGAGAATCATTCATATAACCAGAAAGGCTATATTCATTATTCGTATTAAGATATTTTCGGAGGACGTGCATCTCGGCGTGATATGACATCGTCTCCTTGTTATGATTACAGGTCCGTGGATGGTTGTATCCACAGGCCACGGGTTTCCCTCCACAAATAAGCATTGCGCTATGCTTACTGATCATTTGGCACTTATTTGTTTCTTGGATGAGTTGTTGGATTATATTATCGATTTTCATAATTATATGTTATATATAATATATAATTGCTTTTAAGTTTAAGTAAAAACGATAAAAATTGAATAATAATAATACTTTTTTTATTGTTTTTATAATAAATGACTGAAATACAGCCAAAAATAAACGGTCCAAGTCCCAATTCCAATCTATTTCCAAATTTTCTGGAAAGTCAACCCTTATTGGACCATTCAAGGATAAATGAGTATATAAGAAAACTCTTGCTCGCATTTCCGAATGCGTGTTGGGGAGGAAGTTCAGTATTACATGACGTTGTTCTTCCTCCAATTGATGAATCAACAAATAAATCGTGGAACACTCGCGATTTTGATGTATATTGTTTCGACAAAGATTACAATAAAATCATTTTATTTTTGAAAACGTGTCCGATGGTTTATTTTATTCGGATAATTCCGACAATAAAAAAGATGTCTTATGCGAATTTGGAGATAAAAGGTTTGACTGAATACTCAATTAAATTAAACGGGGGAACTCAGAGAAAACTCCAATTAGTTAATATTGGAAACTATTCAAATTATTCAAATTTGATGAATGCAGTTGATTTATCATTTTGTTCAGTGGTTGTATCAAATAACACCATCTATTATTTGAGGACGACAAAAAGCGAGGTTTTAGAAAAACGTGGAACTCTATTAATCGAACCATGTATGTGTGATACTTGTATAAAAACAAATAGGTCTCAATTAAATTCAAAAATGAGTCAGCGTGTCAAAAAATATCGTGAGCGTGGTTTTACGATTACAAATATTTGTCAATTTTGTGATTATTCGATGAATACGGTTGAACACACTCAATGTTGTTTAGCTAGAAGACTATTTAATAAGAGAATGGATAGCTTACATTGTGTTTTATATGGACGCGATAATCCATCAAAATTGGGAATTGATGAAATTAATCGACTGATTTCTTATTCGCATCAGTATAAACACAATTCAATCATATTAGTCTCGATTTATTCAATTTTTGCTCATTTCAAAAGGATTGATTTGGTCCATTCATTTTGGGAAGAGATAAAAACATTGGTTGATATTAAATCAGTTATGGAATGTTCTGAACAATTAATCAAAGAGGGTTTATATACTGGATTTCGACTATTATTCGATTTTTTGTTTCCTCATCATATCAATTCAATTAATATTCATGACCGAAATAAATATATAGAGTCATTGATGGAAACTGTTGTCAAGCGCAATTATATTCAGTGTGCCCTTTTGATACAATCGCGCATTCCAACAATTGAACTCAATATATATGAGGACCAAATTTTCAGTTGGAAAAATCGCGTCATCTATGAAATGTTATTTGAGTTGATAAACACAGAAGAGAGTTCACAGGATGAGATTGATTCATTGATGAAAACAATTCCTTTTGTTGAAAAACTTGAAGCAACCGACCCCGCACTTCAAACAACATGTCCTATTTGTAAATATGATGATTGTTCGACTAAGATGACGTGTGGTCATTCTTTTTGTCAGAATTGTATCGTTTTACAGCTTATGACAACATATGAAAATTTGAAGAAAGAGATGTGTCCCTGTTGTCGAGCGGAATATAATTATTTAACAAAAAAAATAAGTTGATTTTTTCATTTACAGCATTTTCAATAAAAAAATAAATTATAATAAGTTTTGGTATTCGGAAGAATATTCAACAAACTCTAGAACTATAAATCACTTCGTGATATATATATTTATATAAAATCCATTATTTTAGTATAAATTTCATTGATTTTCACATCATCCCCCTCAAAATCTGAACTGACATCGATAACCAGAACAGGGATTTCTTTCTCATTCAGTAGCCAATCATCATGATATTTATGTAATTTCTCGATATATTCAAATGTAATCCCCGATTCTTCACAACGGCTTCTTTTGCGGATTCTCTGAAATGCGACCTCTGGGTCGCATCGGAGGTATATAATTTTCTTGGGGATGCTATTAAATTCGTAGCTCAACCATTTAAACCAGTCCTCGTATAATTTCCATTCGACCGCAGTTATTTTACCATCGTTATATAGCATTTTTGCGAAGATTCGGTAATCGCTCAAAATGCTTCGTTCGGTAAGATTAATTTTCCCTGATACGCGTTCACTCTTGATTTTTTGGATTCTGGTCATAAATGCGTTCATTTGGAAAGTGTATCCCCATCGTTGGATGTCGGAGTAGAACATATTCAGGATATTTGTTTTTCCGTCGCTGTATTTTTTGAGCCATTCTTGAAGTGGTTCGAAGATAACATTTATTTTATCTCCAAATTTTTTGGAAAATATGTCGAGAATTGTTGATTTTCCTACGCCAATTCCGGCTTCTATTGATACCTCATATTCTTGGTTATTAGAACTCATTTTGGGAATATAATTATACATACTTTAAATATTATATTTTTTTAAAATCACTTTTTTCCGAATTAGAATATTTTGGGAATCATATAGTATCTGACTTTTTGGCTATATTGTTTCCATAATTCGCCATATTTTTTCACGCATTTTTCCTCATCTCGGAATGTTCTATGAACGAGTAGTATGATAATATAGGCGAGATATGCAAGAGGGGGTAATTTGAGGGCGACCCCACACCAACAGGCAGACAGGCCAATCTCGAAGACGTAATTAATGTGCCGACTGACACCCCACCAACCACTCGTCAGTAATTTCCTTCCCCCCGCCTCACTAGTATCAGAAATATATTCAGCTTTTTTGCCCCATATCATAGCCCCATTATCTTTCTTAAATGCTTCCTTTTGCGCATCTACATCGTAATTTAGCCATATAAATGCTATACCCAGAGCTAAAAATATGGCCCCTACACCCAGAGGAATCTTTGATGGATTGTTTGCTAAATAGTAGGAGGCGAATGTGTAAAAGGCGGGGACGAATACTATACATCCCCAGCAGATATAATATCCGGCGCGGTCGAGAGTTATATCGAGAGTGTTGAAGTATCCGGTTTCCCAGAAGAAGAATTTGGCGATGTATAGGGATTGGAGGATGAATGAGACGGCCATTGCGGTATTGAAACCGTAGTTATAATAACTGAAAAAGGCGAATATTGTAATGATGATTTGCCATCCTATCATACCGAATCGACAGTTGGTGAGTTGTTTGACATCGACGCCTCCCACGGTGGGATGAAATGAGAGGCCCCTATAAAAGCGGAATACGTCGGAGTATCCTTTTTTATCGTCTTCATCTTTATCCCAGTAGATATTGCGGTCTTTTATGTATAGATAAAACACGAATATAAATCCAAAAATTGCGAAAGTTATAATTATTGAGATGAAATTTTCGGTGAATTTCATGGGGAATGTAGGAATAAAGAAGCAGATAATCCCAGTTATTACCGTAGTTATCGCCCAAAATACAAATCCATTTCCTTGATATTTGGGTGTCATCCCATCAAGGTTGGTTGGTCCTTCAAAATTTTTGGGGAAGAATTTGATGGAGGAGTATCCCCATAATAGGAGAACTATTAAAACCCCAAGGGAAAAGGTATTTGGATATATATTTTTAGAAGATGCAGTTGCGTATTTTTTGAGTAGGAGTATTAATAATATTGGGAGGATAATCATAAGTAAAAGTGGAGCAATATAATTTTTTATAATTGATACGTTTTCCATATTTTCCATATTTTCCATTTTTTCCATTTTTTCCATTTTTTCCATTTTTTCCATTTTTTCCATATTTTCCATATTTTTTGTTTATATAATATAAATATAATCTAAACAAAATTATGACAGAAATTGTAGAATCTTTAAAAAATGAATTATCATCATTCCCATTTTTTTCAAGGGTTTTTTTAAATAAAAAAAAAGATAAAATAATTGTATGGAATGATATTGATATACAAATTAAATATAAATTAGATTCATTAATTGATATTAATAAAATTATGGAAGATATAACTAATAAAATAGAAGAAAAATACAAAATAGAGAATAATATAGTATCGGTAATTATTCCAAATTATAACAATGAATATTTCATACAAGAAGTAATAACGCGAATATTAAAAAGCACATATAAAAATATAGAAATAATAATTGTAGATGATAAATCGACAGATAATTCAGTAAAAATAATCCAAGATAATTTTAAAAAAGAAATTGAATCTAAAAAAATACGGTTATTTATAAATACAGAAAATTGTGGGACATATTATTGTAGAAATAAAGGAATACTTCTTTCAAATGGTTCTTTCATTTTTTTTGTTGATGGGGATGATTATATTGGTCCAAAATTAATAGAACGTATGTATACTTGGTTGAGTAATCCAATCAATAACCAATATTGGGCTTATCAGAGACCATTTACAAGGATTTATATGAATGAAAATTATGAAATAATTAAACAAATTATGACACCCTATTATATAACAATGTTCCGACGTAAAATTTACAATAAAATTGGATTTTATCATGATAATCGATTTGGAGCAGATAGTGAACTTCAAGAGAGAATGATTTTTAATAAATATTTATACTTTAAGGATTATAAGCCAAGAACTTCTGAATATTTTGCGAATACAGTAATTGATAAAAATTTGACATGTATAATTAATAGGGAAGAACGAGTTAAATATTTATCGAAAGCAAAAGATGATATTAAAAAAAAGAAATATATAAGAATGGCTTTATTAGAGAATTTGGATAATTTATTGATAAAATAAACACAAACACAAATACAAACATAAAAAAAGCAGTATAATATATTTATCAATGATAAGTGTATTATTTGAGGGATGGCGCCTTTTACAGCATTCGTATGGAAATGTTTTAGCATTTTTATTGGTTCATTTGTGGAAACAGTATGGGCCAGATAAAATGAATAAAATTATTTTTTATGTTAGAGAGTGTTCATATTGTGATATAAATTGGAAAAATAATCAAAAACTGACGTATTCCAAAGAATATAATCGAATACTGAAAAATTTGAAACCATATAATGGTGAGAAAGTTGATATAATATATAGACAGACATATCCTTATAATCTTGAACCGTCCCAAACTCCTACTTCGGTCCCAGTGTGTGTTTTTTATACGAGTGAATTCGCCATTCTGAACAATAGTTATTTTCATCATGACCCAAAACAAGACATCAGAAGTTATTTGATTAAAAACAAAAACTTTTATTTTACGGCTCCATCGGAATGGTCGTTGCGTGGTATGACAGGATACTTGGATGATAAAAAGAGGAATCGAATAATTTCGCATGGGGTGGATACTTCTATTTTTTATCGACACTCAAATGATTCAATCCGCAAACAAATACGGCGCAAATATAATATTCTCGACGACGATATTTTATTAATTAATATTGGCGCAATGACAATGAACAAGGGAATTTTTTTAATATTAGAAGCCCTTTATCATCTGGTTATCATCCAAAAATTACCGTTCAAGTTATTATTGAAGGGGATGACGGACCTTTATAAATCACGGGAGTTCGTTGATGCTTATATAAATCATCTTGGATATAATACAACTACATTAAAATCACATATTATTTTTATAGATGGGACGCTCAATTATTCTGAAATAAATGATTTATTTAATTCGGCGGATTTATATATATCTCCTTATTTGGCGGAGGGATTTGGTTTGACGATGTTGGAGGCGCTGGCGTCAGGTTTGCGCGTTTTAGTCCCAAGGACTGGAAGCGCCAGTGATTATATTGACCCGATTTATAAAAATGGGGGGGAATCATATATATATTATGTTAATTCAACAATTATTCAAGACGGCGCCGGTTTATATAAGAATAAGATTGATTCACAAGATATTATTAATATTTTATCAAAAAATTTTAAGAATATAAAAGAAGTTTTGGATGATAAAACATATTTATTATTGAAGAAGTATATAAAGAAAAATTATAGTTGGTATAAAGTTTCAACTGATTTATATAATTATTTCATGGATATAATAGTTCAGAAATGATTATATTTTTATAAAATAGAATATGGATATAATAAAATATTTTAATGATAAAAATTGTTTTGTTCGTGTGATAAAAAGTAATAATACTGTAATAATATGGAATGATTATGATATATTGATAAAATTAAAATGGGAAGATATATTAAATTATAAGGATACAATATTAGAAGAGTGTTGTATAAAAATTATGAATCAGATAGAGATAAAATATAAAAGGAATAATAGAAAAATATCTGTAATTATTCCGAATTATAATAATGAGTCGCATATTAAAAAGACGGTTCTTTCTATATTGAATAATACATATAAGAATTTGGAGGTAATAGTTATAGATGATTGTTCAACTGACCAGTCAATGAATATATTATTACAGAGTTTCGGGAATAATGGACGCGTTAAAATATATTCAACTCAAATTAATAGTGGGACATATTATTGTCGGAATTTGGGGATATTAATGTCAAGTGGATATTATATTGGGTTTGTTGATGGGGATGATTATATTTTACCAGAAAAATATGAATATGAAATTAAAAAATTGGATGAGTTGAATAAAGAAAAAGTATTATACTGGGGATATGGAACTGGATTTAATCGAATATTTTATGAAGATAACATTGATAATATAATTGAGATAAAGAAGTCTAATTATTATAATTATATTTTTTATAGAAAATTATATAATAAGATTGGATATTATCATGATAATCGGTTTGGTGCGGATAGTGAATTTATAAAAAGATTAGGAATTTATGGATATAAAGTGTATCAAGATAAACAAGCTGTATTTTATAATGCTTACACAACAATTGGGAAGAATTTGACCCAGATTTATAGTGCTGATGTCCGGAGAGAGTATATAAAACAATGCATTGAAACAATTAGAAGCAAAAATTATATTATTATGGCGCTATTAGATAGTAATGATTTTATACAAGATATAAAATACTATAAAAATAATCAGTTGAAATATATGAAAAATAAAGAAAATTCAACTCAAACAGAAAGTAATATTTTATTTGAAGAATTATATAATCAAATAATTTCAAAAATAGAAAATGAATATATTTTACAAAAGAGATTAGTTCCGGACCAGCAAGAAGAGCCGGACCAGCAAGAAGAGCCGGACCAGCAAGAAGAGCCGGACCAGCAAGAAGAGCCGGACCAGCAAGAAGAGCCGGACCAGCAAGAAGAGCCGGAGCCGGAACAAGAACAAGAAGAAACTGAATAATAAAAAATTTAATTAAACTTTTCTATAAAAGTTTAATTTTATAATATATAACACCACTATTTTTTATCAACAACCTTTTTTTCTAAAAAACATTTTTTGGATTCTTCAATCACATTAATTGCATCATCATAATCCCCAAATCCATCAACAACAGTCATTTTATTTTCATTATTTTTATAGTTTGTAAAAAAATCTTTCAATATAATTTTATCGAGTTCCGGAATATCATTTATTGAATTGATATTTTTGTATCTTCTATCAACACTATAAACGGGATAAGCTAAAATCTTGGGGTCCCTTTCTAAATGGTCAATATCCCGACCATCTCTCATA